ACACCTAATCCGTGACCGACGCTGTGCGTACCGCTAGTTTTTGTTGCGGTAACCACGCTAAACCCAGCAGTTGCATTCGCCCGCACCTGACTAGTGATGCTGCCTTGTGTGTTGGATACGGTTGAGGTGCCTGCGTCCCAGCACCATGCGACATAAGTTGCGGCGCTGGTATTAACTTGCGCCAATGTGCCAAGCGTAAATCCAGCAGAGTTAAATGCAGTTACACCGCCATCAGTTGTGACTTCTGCGTCAGTTGTATTTGATTCAAGTCTTGCTTGAGCACCACGCACCACGTCATACAGCGCATGGTCCGTGGCAGCAGATCGTGATTTAATCCAAATCCAATCAGGATTAAAGCCAAGCGAACTTGTTGGAGTAAGCGCTGCACCTGTGCCGGTATAAGTAACAACGTCCATCACCGTATTAGACTTCGTGACTAATGGGGCTGGCAGGTTCTGTGTGCAGAGTGCCTTGAAGCCGCTTGGTGCGGTGTAGGCGAAGGCGCGTTGGCCGAAGTTTGCGGACCATTTGCCTGTGCTGTATGCGCTGCAGAGAAAACCAAGCGGCCCGCTTAAGGATGAGAACGCTGCATTTGTACCCGATGCTGGATTTCCGCTATTTTGCCAAGTTCCATTTTTGCTGAACCAAACTTTGCCATTATCAATATCTAGCGCAATTCCTATTACATCATTAATTGTGTACGAATTGCCGTAGGAAGTTCCAGATCCATTATTGTATTTGTTGCCGTTGAGGGCGACGTAACCGTATGAGTCAACGGTGTAACCCACATAGCTTGAACCAGTTGAGTTGTACCAAGGGAAACTTGGACTGCCAACGCCAATAAGGCAGTCAGTAACAGTTCCAGAGATTAATGTAAACTCTGCGTAGTATTTACCAGAAGAAGCAAATATCGTTGACAGTGCTGTTTGGTATCCCCCTGTGCTGGTTCCGCCGTACTCAAGACATCCATTACTCATTGGACCAGTGGAATATGCTGCCAACGGATTTAACGTCGCATAGTTCCCCCGCACCTCGCCGCCCACGTAGGTGTCGGTCCCGTAATTAGTGGGGGAGTCTACGAGGCTGTCATTCCCAGCACCAGCAGTAACGGATAAATTATTCGGGGTCCAGTTGTTCCCCAGCCCGCTATAGTCCTTCCCTAATGTGCTGGCAGTATTGCTGGAGTTATCAGCGAACAAAAGATTGTATCCATTCGTGCCATAGGTGCCGGTGTATGTTTTTGGTATGAGTTGCCCAGTAGTGGCATCGGTTTCGGTGAATGACGATGGGGTCAGTGCTTGACCGTCGATGAAGTGGATGTTGGTGAGGTAATAATTGGCATAGCTAGAAAATGGGTTGGTGCCAATATAAGCAGAGCCAGAATACAGTGGAAGATTAGCTGAAACAGTCTTATCCAGAACGCCATTAACGTATAAATTAAAGGTCGATCCATTATTGTTAACTACTATGTGATACCAGGCCGATGGATCTCTATAAAGCCCGTTTGAAATAAATTGATTAGCGGTGTTGTCATTGACTCGTATTGACCCGTCCGTGTTGAAATATAAATAAAACCCTGTCGAACTATTGGTGACAAAAATGTCATCGCGCCCAGATCCACAGCGCTTAAGCCAAGCCGACAAAGTAAATGTCGTGATGTTTGCGCTGGCTTTAGACAAGTAGGCACTGTCACTACTATTGAATCTCAGCGACCTTGATATCTGCAAACCACCAGCGGCGGCGCTTTTTAGTAGTAGCGGATTAGCACTTCCAGGAATCATTAGCTCAAGTTGCTGACAAGGGTGGCAGTAATTTTAGTACTTGATTGCACTGCATACACCAAACAATCAACCGATGCTGCTGCGGTGCTAAGTGTTGGTGCAGTACCACCAGAAAAGTCCCACTGCGAACCATAGGCCAATGTGCGGCTACCGGTGCCATCCTGCGTAATCCAGATACAACCAGATTGACCAGCAGTTTGGTTCGATGGGTTAGCTAATGTGCGGTTACCGCCAAGCGTAACTGAGAAGTTATTGGCTGCCGCAAAATCTGCGGTGATCGTTGCCCCATCGGTCAATGCGCTGATAGCGCCGCGTTGCGCTGCCGTAAAGCTTTGCGCGACATCGGTTTTAGCGGTATCAACGTCGTAGCCTTGGACGGTTACGCCAATATCAGCGGAATCTAAAAAGGCTTGCTCTGTTAAGACGCCACCTTCAACTACATAAACTTTATTTTGATCTGTTGCGTAACATATTTCACCTTCTGCTAAGTCAAGGATACTAGCGTTTAAATTTGCATACGTGCCCCTGGCGATTCTTACAGGTGTTCTAGTGGATGGAGTGGCCATTAAACAAAGCTCCCGCCGTCTATTGTAATTGTAGTCGTAACTATGCTACTCCCGTTAGCAAAATTGCCACCATCAACAACGGTCGCACCTGCTGCTGTAGCCCAGCTCAAGGTGCCGCTGCCGTTAGTGCTTAATACCTGTGCAGCAGTGCCATCGGTTGCCGGTAACGTCCATAACACATCAGCCGCAATTGTTGCTGGTGCCTGAAATCCAACGTAGTTAGTGCCGTTTGCAGTTGCTTCGCGGAATCGTGCATCAACCTGATTATCTAAAATTACATTACCGGTAAGTGTGCCACCTGCTAATGGCAAGTTGTTGGATGCCGTACCAGTTAAAGCCGCTGTAATTGTGCCAGCCGTAAAGTTGCCGCTTGCATCCCTTGCGACAATTGCAGATGCAGTGTTGGCATCTGTAGCAGTAGTGGCGCTATTGCTGACCTTGCCAGCAGTGGCGATAGTTGCAAGTTTAGTGTCAGCAATGGCGGCAGACGCATTTATGTCTGCGTTGACGATTACGCCGCTAGCAATAGCGGTAACACCCGTGTTGCTTATGGTTACATCACCTGTTACTGCGGTGCTAGTCGCTACGTTTGCGCTGCTGCCTAGCACAATGTTGCCGCTGGTTAGCGTGGCAAGCTTGCTGTAAGCAATGGCAGCACCCGATGCAATATCAGCATTAACAAATGGGTAAGTGCTTACCTGGCTCCATGGCGTATAGCTCAGTGATGTCCAAGCTGTGCTGCCAGTGCCAAGTTTTATTTTGCTAGTATCAGATTCAATCCCAATCTCGCCTGCTAGCAGTGTTGGGTTTGCACTTGTCCAGTTAGCAGCAGTATCACGCCGCTGCGCCATCTTAACTGGAACAGTAGTAGCAGTTGGCATAAGGTCAGGCTCCGCCAGCTAGCAGTAGTTTTTCTGGGTCCGGAGGTGTCGCATCTGATGCTAACAGCTCAAATGGTGAAAAGCCAGTGAATGCTATATTTTCAAATGCTTCAACAATAGGTGTTATCGCCGTCCCGCCGCTTAAAATAATATTAAGCACCCATCCTTGCAGCACACGTAATGAAACTGTTATATCAAAATAAACTCCTTTTTGCTGCTCTTGCGGTATAGACGCATATCTATAGATTGAATCAATTGGTACTACATCATTTGCGTCACCCCATACTGTAACTGGAATTTGGAAATATCCATGCACGCCGCTAGATTGATTCCAATGTGTACGGATTAAACTGGCATCAGATTCGATTCGGTTATTAAATGTAAGCTGCAATATATGGCCGTTATTGCGTAATGAATGCCGGAATCTAATAGGGCCGCTAGCTACTGTCGATGCTTCGCTTATATTTAAATCCCCTAGGTCGTAGCTGATTTGATCTGGTACAAGGTTAGGAAAAGTTGCCATGATTAAATTAGGTACGGTGGGATTAACGTTAAAGATACAGTGCCATCAATCTGGTCGCATGTTTCATCAAATGATGGGCTATCAGTATATATCCATTGATGGTTAGCTGGAAATGTTAAATTAGTTGCAGCTAGTGTTGTAGCATTTAAATCAAATGGTTCAAATCTACCATGAAAAGCGTAGTGGCTTAGCAACGCATAATGCTCAGCCCTAGTCATCTGGCTAAATGTCATCCGCAACTGGTCGCCGGACCTGCCATTGCCATGTCGCACGTTGACTTCATCGCCGCTTAGCACAAGCAACGATGTGTTGGCTGTGCTACCTGGCGTGTAGGTGCGGCTACTTGGATTTAATGCAGGGAATAAGGCCATAATTTTATTTTAGGGTCCTTGCTCGTTACCGGTAGTGCCTTCCCATTGAGTAATAACATCAACTCCATTATTGCTAAATTCCCAATTGCCAATAACAGAAATCACTCTACCTTCAACTGTGCCGCCAAATGCTGTGCCTGGTATCTGTGAGCCAGGGCCTGAACCAAAACATGGCGAGGCAAAACCACCAAGTGCATAAACGCCTGTTGGATTTGTTGTTTTATTAGTAGTAATGACAGATGCACGCCAAGGAGAAACCGCGCCCGTGGGAGGGACTGTAGTTTCAAAGGAAGCAGCATTGTTTTGATTGAATTCAATATCTTGACCACATCCCCAAAGACCGCGAAGAGCTACAACCCCTGCAAAAAACATTGCGAAAGGTGTTGTTACTTGATATGCAGCCCCAGTTGCTGGCGTTATAGTGCCAGTCCATCTTACATATGTATAACTATAAATATCAGGTTCCGCCGGTTCTGTAATGCCAATTAAGGATGGCTCACCAAAACCATCTGGGCTGCTAGGGTCTGGGCATGTAGCTTCTGCAATTATGTAATGGTCTATATCGTCATTTGTAAGTACCAGCGAAGCGCCTGCCTCCCACCCACTGGTACCAAGTGTTTCGCATTGTATTAATGTGCGGTTAGTCGTTGTTCTTGCTTCTTCTATATCTGCCACTAAAGACTTAGTTACGCGATACCAGCAGACTTTACCGCCTGGGCATGGCGGCACTGCATTTGCAGTTTCGCCTTCTTTTGGCGGGTCGCTAACGCCTGTTACTCCAGGGTTTGGCCCGCTTGGATAGCTGGGCTCGGGCTCGTCTAGTGGGTCTTCTGGGTTATCAACTGGGTCTGTCGGCCCGGCATCTGGTTCATTGCCAAGTTCAGCGGGGTCAGTTTCAACTGGCGGGTCATTTATAGGTGATATAGTTTCGCCAACATCAGGTAAAGGCGTGTTATCAACAGCGCGACCTGCAATATCACAAGTGAAATCTGTGCGCCCTGTTGGCACGGTATAACCATTGCCTACCGCAGCATTAACTGCTAAGCCGACCAGGCTGCGGTTTTGGCTATCAACTGGAAAATGAATTAAATCTAAACTGATAACACCGCTGATGGCTCTTGCAATACGTTCTACTTCATAGAAATGATTATGGTAACTAACTGTACCAACATTAGTCTCACGCCTTAATCTAACGCGTACAACATCGCCCACAATTAGCGTGGCATTAAACGAGCTAGGCGCAACACGTATCCTAAGCGTATGCGTTACATAGTAACGACTAGCGACACGGTAAGTTCCAACCTTAACTGCATGGTCTTCAGTGGCACAAAACTGGCTTAGGTCGTATTGTTCTAATGGTCCATTATCTGCCAATCCTGTCATCCGTATTTCAGCCGAGCGGATAATCCCAATATCGCTATCCGGTTGCTGACGCCATAAGACTAGGGCTGTAATAGCTTTGCGATTTTCAAGCGAAATATAATCAATTTCAAAGCTTTCGATTATTACGTGGTCTTCTGTAAAAGTAAATACTGGCTCAATTGCTGTTGTTTTGATTGTGCCATTAGCATTGGTTTGTAATCTTGGCCTCAAACCTTTTTTACCATTTTTATCGCTTACGCGCAATAAGAAATCTGAACTAATAGATTGCAACCAATCCTCAAGATTAGTTGATTCCTTAAATTCTCCATTATAGAATAAACCATTTACATTGCAAAATAATGCTGCATCTTCCATCATTGTCAAGTCAACCATTGAGCTTGGAAACCGGCTGCTTTGTGTTATCAGATACAACGCTAAATCAATTACATTGTTGCTAGGCCCTGTAATGTCATCTAAAATTCTTGTGACATTTATTCCATTACGAACAAAACAATGCACTTGCCTATCCCATAACTCGCTGCCATCATCATGCGTATTAATGAAACTAAGCGTTGTCATATTGTCGTATGTGCCTTGAGTGCCGCAATACAATGGGCAATTCCAAAATTTCTTAGTTGCTACAGCAACAATAAAATTACCAGGGTCCCAAGTTTCAGCCCGGCGGTCGTATGTCTGCGCCCATGTCCCAACACGACAAGCACGTTGGAAAACATCTTTAATCGGCAATTGGTCCATATCGCCTTCACTAAGTACTAGGTGTATTTTGGTGGTCAGCACGTTAGTTGTTGAATTATTTTCATATCTGCCTTCAGTAGCGGCTGGGCTTACTAATACACCGCCATTGCTTGATACACGCCGACAAAACACAATGGGGATTGGCTCACCAATTACTGCTGCCTTTTGCCTGCTGTCTAGTGGTGACTGCCCTTTAGCTGCGCCTTCCTCCGTTATTGTAGTAACCAATCCGCTTTGGTATGGCAGCAGCGCTAATGGGTCTCTAATTTGAATACTCATAACCTTACCGGCGCCCCAATAAGTAAAGTAGTAAATTTACGCGGCGGCACCTGAGCACCTACCGGGCTAAGGGCTGAGCTTAAATTAATTGATAGCTCCGTGAAATTACCTGAAATTTTCGACACTTCGCCAACATAAGTTGCAATCAATGACTGGGTAGATATTGGTGCCGATTGAGATAATCGTGTATCGAACTCATACATTTTAATCTCACATAATCTATTGTTATTCAAAGCAGCTTTAAAGACGCTGATTGCTGTAGTAGTAGCTGGCACTGTGATTGTAACATCTGAACCGGCGGGGCTGCCAGCCATCATCCCATCGGCATTAAATGGATTATAAGACCAAGACGCAGAATCTAAAGTAATAGTTTGATTAATGTAATATGCCTGCCATCTTACATACGTCTGGCTGTTATCGTAAATTCTTAGATATTGGCTTTGGCCGCGATTGCTCATGCGCCTACCCCTTGATAACTGCGTCCGCCGAATGTACGGTTATTAAGCAGTAAAGAATCTGTTAGCATTGTAAGTGCTTTTTCCATATCAGCAATTGTTACATATTGTTGATTGTTTTGTTGCAGTACTGGGCCAGTTTGTATTTGTATCATAGGCGAAAATGACCTGCTGCTACCTTGACTTTGGATGGCTGCATTGCCACGCATGCCACCAAGGTAGTTAGCGCTTGCACGCGCCATCTTAGATTCAGGAATTATATATTCGCGCTCACCGCCTTCGCCTACCATCGCAAGGGTAGGACCATTCACAACGCCGCCTTGAGCGAATTTAGGTAATTGAGGCTGGGGTAAATATGAAATCTGTGGCAACTTTAAAGTTGCTAACGCTGCATTAGCGCCTTTGATTACGTTATTAATTGCGTTTACTACACTGCTTATAGCATTACCAATGCCATTTAAAATGCTGTTCACTATGCCTTTCATCGTTTGCATAGCAATTTCAAATGGTTTTGTAATTGCATCTTTAATTGATTGGAAAGCGTTACCAATATTTTTTATCATGCCGTTTATCGTATCTTGCACCGGCTTAACAAATTTTTCACTTATAAAAGTTGTAACTGCTGTAAATACTTTTTTGGCTGGTTCTATAAAATTTGTATTAATATATTGGTACGCCGCAGTTGCAAAGCCTGATATAGCCGTTGCCGTTGGCTTAATAAAATTTTCAACAATATATTGCGTTAACGCTGCGTGAGCGTCCATGTAAGGCTTGATAAAATTATTGTATATCATTGTAAAAAATTGTTTATACAATTCAACAATGGCATTAATCGCTGCGCCAACTTGGTCGCGGAATGCGTAAATTGCAACGCCTGCTGCTATTAGCAATGCTGCCCAGCCTACGGGGCCCGTGAATATCCCAACCAAAATAGTTCCTAGCCCGCTTAATGCGCTGCCAATAGCAGCCACAACAGGCCCTAAAGCACCAAGTGACCCGGCAATTGTGGCAAATACGCCGCCGCCTGCAAACAGCCCGCCTAATGTTGTAAAAATACTAATAATTGCATTTATGGCTGGCGCTAATACAACGAACGCTGCCACCAATCCTGCTATCCCGCCAATTATAGTTTGCACTGGTTCTGGCAATTGGCTAAACCCTGTTGCTGCTGCGGCAATGCCTTCAGCTAGTTTTGTGATTGTTGGCAACAATGCTGTTACAGCTTGATTGAATGGTCCAGATATTGATGATGTTACCTTGTTAATAGAATCATTAAATTTATCTGCTGCTTCGGCCATATCTTTATCAATTGTTGCCGAATATCCATTTAATGCCTCTTTACCTTCATTCAACATAGGAATTATATTAGCGCCTGATTTGCCAAATATCTCCATTGCTAATGCTGTTTTTTCTACGCCATCTGGCATCTTAGAAAACTTATCAGCTAAATCCAATATGATGGCATCAACGCCACGAATCTTGCCTTGCGCATCAGTTGAACTAACTCCAATAGATTTTAATGCTTCATTTGTTTTTGATGCCGGGTCAACTATGCCTTTAGCTAGCTTACCCATTGATTTTGCTACTTCTTCTAAACTGCTGCCACTATCATTAGCAGCCTTGCCAAATTTATCCAGCGTTTCAACCCCAACACCAGTGCGCTGGCTTAAATCATTTAAATTATCTGCTGCATCAATTGACCGCTTACCTAAGGCGCCAAGGCCCGCTAACCCAATCGCAGGCACCAATCCACCTAATGAGCTAGTTAAACCACCTGCGGCGCCTTTAACTCGATTGAATGTGCCCTGCAAACCACCTGCCTGCTTATCAACACGGTCTAAACTTTTTTCTAGCCCATTAATGGATGCAATGCCATCGACACTAGCTTGGATTTTTACAGCAGCATTCATATCAAGCGCCATGATCAGCCCTCCTTTTTGTGAATAGCTGCCAAAATTTCGCCTTCAATGATTTGCATATCAGCAAGCACAGCGGCTGGGTTGGCTATCTTATACAGTCTAAACACCCACGCCACTGCTGTGTAATCTAACCCTACCGGTCCATTTGGACCCATTCGCCATTGGGTTTGACATGTAAGGAATGCCTGCATTGCTGGCCATGCCTCAGGTTCAATCTCAAAATACTCTGGTTCAGGCGTATGGTCAAGTTGAACACCTAACACCGCAGCATCATCAAGCGTTTTATCAATCACGCCGCCCTTAACCCAATGCTGGGCAGCGCCTATTAGTTTTTTGCTTTACTTCCAGTCAAACTATCAAAATAAGCCACAATAATAGCTGCTGCTACTGTTGGGATATCAAGCAATTGTTCTTTTAATTCTTCAGAAAATAAAATTTCATCGCCATCGCCATCTACTACACCAGACCATCCAACCAATAATTCATCGGCAATTGACTGGTCACTGATGCCGCCTTCTAACGGTTCATTGCGTTCTGCTGCTTTAATACGTGTTTGCACATCAACTTGAATTTCATTAATGCGTGCTTGTGGCAACCGTTTAAATTGAGCATCAAAGGTTTGCTTTTCAAACTTGCCGCCATCAGCCGGTAACTTAACGCTAACCGGCCAGCTATAGCTGCTGGATTGCTTTAATACAAATGCCATTGAATGGTTTAAGCAAAGGTTAGTGAAACTTCGTCATTGCCTGCGCTAGTAGGAATAGCGGCAAATGGCAAGCTTAGCATTTGGATGCCATCGCTATCTTCGTATGAAGGGTTGCCAATGTCAACCTTTGGCGCCAATAGCGTAACGCGGTTGCCAGCAGTTGTACCATGCAACATGGTTAAAATGCCGGTGGTATCATCGTTGGCAATAGTAAAGAAATCTTTTTGCGCAATTGTCGGCGCTTCAATCATGCAAGTGCCTTCAACAGCACGGTTAGTAATAATTACTGATTTATCGCAACCAACCAGTTCCCGATAAACGGTTTCATTCGCCATATCAAGTTCAAGCGACATCAAGCAACCGCTGTAACCCAAGATTGAAAACGCGGTAGTGCTACCAGCTTTAAAGATTAAAGGCGTTGCTTGGTTGGTATATGTAGTGGCTGGTGCGGCTGTATCAGTAGGAGCATTGTAAATGCCAAGCATTGTAAATTCAATGGTTGGTATCTCGCCTACTTCAGCATTTAATACAAATGTACCGCGTGCGCCTGTGATAACATGCAACACGCCATCATTATTAAAGTAAATTGATGCACTATCAAAGCTTGCGCTAACTGGCTTGTAACCTACGTTAGCTGCAATGCTATAAGTGCTAGAAGCACCTGGCGTAAATGTTGCGGTTGATTTTTGCACCGTTGCAACTTTAGTGCTACCTACATAATCAGTAATTACGCCAACACCACCGCTACCAGTGCCGCCTGTAATCGTAATAATCATGCCATTATAAATATCATCTGTTGCGCTAGCAGCAGCCGCAAGCGTAATGCTGCCAGCAGAGCCCGCCTGGGCGGTGCCGGTAATAGCAGCAGCAGTTGTGGTTTCAGCCATTCCGCACGCCTTCAGCAGGCTGCTAAAACGTGGTGCTGTAGCAGCAGTACCAGAACCTGCTAACTCAACTTGGAATGTAATGCTAACGCGGGTGTTAGCTAGCAACTGGTCGCTATTGCCAAGATAAGGGCGAATCAAATCACGGCTAACAACATCAGCCTCAATTGGTGTAATTTCTAACTCCTTAACCAGTATGGCGTCAGTTCCGGCGGGGCTTGAATCCGTCCCGTAGGTTGCTTCCGTCTTCGCCAGAATCAGGCGTTTGCGAGTTAGTAGGACCATTGTTCAGTTCCTCGGTGTTGGGCTTGCGGGTGCCGGTGATGGGGTCTAGGACGTAAGAACCGCCTACACCTTGGTATTCATCAATCATTCTAGCAAGCGCTAAGTGGATAAGTTGGCAACGCTTGTGCGATACCTAATCAGATAATCGCATGAAATAACGCCAGCCGGTTGGTCAGCTTCTTGCATGTCAAAATCGACAGCAATTGGCTGAATATCTATAGCATAACCCCCAAGCGTCAAATCAGCCATCACCTTGGCATGTAAGCTTTCAACAATTGGATCTGCTACTTGGTCTGGTATCGCGCCACGTACAATTACCGCCACACGTACAGTTAAACTCCAATCCAATGTCGGCAATGCCGTATTCTGTTGCGCGGTATCACTAAGCGGTTCAACCACAATTGCAGGTGATTCGCCGCGTGTAATAGGTTCTACCCTACTGCGATAAATCCTAGTGCTAACGCCTGTGGTGCCTGTCAGCGCTGTACGTACAGCAGCAATAATTGTTTCCCGTTTGGTTGCCATGATTATGCAGATGCAACTTGCACTATGGTACAGATAACACCGGGAATGCTTGGATGCGCAAACGGGCTGGTTTGCGCTGCCTCAGCATGGATATAAGCAGCAGCATTGCTAGTAGCCCAAATCAACTCAAGATAGTCAGCAGCATCTAGCTTTAACACAAAATTAACCGTACCAATTACATTGCCATCAACTCCGCCATGGCTGGACGTAATACTGAATCTGCTATCAGATGCAACTACATTAATACCATTTCTGCGTAACCATACATTTATATCATGTATTGAAGTATCGCTATTCGTAAATTGTATTGAAAATGTAATGCTATAAACGCCAGCATGGGCAAATGTAATTGTTGTATTTGACGCAATACTAATGCCGCTATTGTCTAAATCAGCACTACGCAATAAAATTGTAGTCGGTGTATTTACTGTTGCGGTTTGTGATGTTAAATCCCAAAACGATGCCCAATAGCCTGGGCAGCCAAAATATGGGAGCTTATTCCAATTTGTCAGGCCATCACCTACCTTTACATTTCTTGCATGGTCTTCAACCGCTGGCTCTCCCGCCATCAGTATTGGATTCAATGATGACCATTGATTGCGTGTATTAGTCTTAAAATGACTGCTCATGTTTTTTGCAACGCAATTTGCACAAACTTACCATCAGTCATAAACATTGTTTCTCTTACTGTATAGCCAATAGCATCCACAGTAATAGAATCGCCGCGTATTAAAGTGCCGAAATCTGATGTTTTAGCTGTCAACGTGTAGTCAGTAGTGAGCACCATGCCATCACTAAGCACTTGGCTTGGCATGTCAAGAATACCCAAAGCAGTAACGGCGCCAGCAGTGCAACTGACGCCGAAGTCTGCCAGGAAGATGCCTAGATCTTCCGTTAATGCCATTAGCCGTACTTAGCAGAAGCTAAGCCGATAACAGCAACTGCACCAGCACCAGTACCACCTGCAACAGTGGCGGTTGCCTTAACAAATCGCTTTAGGCTGGTTGCATTAACAGTAATCTTTTGCAGTGAAGCAGTGTTAGCGGTAGTGGTGGTAAATGCACCGCCGGTTACATCAGTGTAGGTGCCGCCAGATGTATCTGATTCGGTTAGCTTTACCGCGTAGGTAATGCTAGCGCCGCCAGCTTCAGCATCAAGCAGCACTGCCATATCGCCTTCATAGCCCAGCAAATCAATTGCTGAACCAGTGGCGGTAGCAGTTACTACATCGTTGCGCAGGAGGCCCAAGATCGTAGTCTTGGTGCCAAGATTGTGAATAGTCATGGTTTAGGTTTCCGTTTGGGAGGGGATGGAATAGAGCAAATGGGCGCGATAGGGTCAGATACAATAGCTTTACCAATGCCAATCAGGAGTTTGGCGTCGGTTAGGGATGCCTCAACAACATCCCCAACACGAACAACCTGGCCTGCCAACATTGTTTGCCGTAAGACCTTAATAAACATAATCAGAGGGTGTTGTTGCCACGGCTGAATGATTCAGGGTGACGAACAGCAATGTCACAATCTTGCATCGCTACAACACGCACAGTACCAGAGGTGCTATGTGTGTAAGGGTCAACCATCAAATCCAAGCCAGAGAAGTAACCAATGATTAAGTCGGCAAAGTTGCCAAACCACAAATCATTAGATGCGACTTGGTTAGACAAGATGCCGCGATAGCCGTTAACTAAATCGCCTTCCATCACAAACAAACCTGAACCAGTGTCCTTGGTCTTAGTCTTCAGAGCACCGCGCATAGCAGCATTCATCAAATACACAGGGCTGCCGGTCAATGCATTAGCGCCTGCTACATCGCTTTCAAGTGCTACCACTTCAGCAAATGTAGGGGTGTCCGCAGCAAAGTCTTCAGTGCCAACGCCAGTTGTTAGCTTGAGACCTAGTGGCTCGCTGCTATTGCCGGTGCCATAAAGGCCAGCAACGTCAATCTTGAGTGCCAATACACGGGCAAGATCATTGCGTACCATGTTCTCAACGTCGATGCTGGATTGCAGCATCAGGCGGCGGCTG